ATGCTCAAGGCGGCGGATACCGCATCGGCACGCACCCAGCCAAGCGTGCATTTGGACGATATCGAGACCTGGGACGATGCGACCCCGCTCGATGACAACGAGGTCTACGTCCCCTTTCTTCACGAGGTGGAGCTGGCTGCAGGCTCGGGCAGGTTTGTCATCGAAGAAAGCGATACCGCCCGGCTGCGCTTCTTCAAGAAAGATCTGCGTCAGAACGGAGTGCAGTTCAACAACGCCAAGTGCGTGTCGGTCAGCGGCAACAGCATGGTCCCGGTGCTGCGCGACGGCGCAACCGTTGGCGTGAACGTCGGCAGGAATGCCCTGAAGGATGTAGTCGACGGGGAGATGTATGCACTCAACCACAATGGCCAGTTGCGCGTGAAGCAGGTTTACCGTTTGCCGGTCGGGCTGCGCCTGCGCAGCTTCAATCGGGATGAACATCCGGACGAAGACTATAGCTTCGCCGAAATCCAGGAACAGCAGATCTCGATCTTGGGCCATGTGTTCTGGTGGGCGATGTACTCGCGATGATTGCCCGGGGCTGGCTGGCCGGGATAGGCCGACAACCTCGTCGACAGGAGTGTTCAGTGATGCGTAATCTGCGTGGCCTTGTCTTGCTTGTCGTCGCTGCGGCTTCGGTCTCGGCTTGCACCACACAACTGACGGAAGCAGGAAGGCAGGTCGATCTGGTGACGGCCTCCTCGGCACAGGCCTGCAAGGTTCTGACGGCATTTACCGTGAAGGGCTCCTCCAACGGGGACGCGCTGAATATGGCCTTCAATAAAGCAGCCGAACTTGGCGCCGACAGCATGAGCGTCGTCAACGTCGGTAGCGCCTCCGACATACAAGCCGCGGCCTTGAAATGTCGTCAGTGACAGGCCTTCCATGAATCTCGCCAGACCGAACCGGAAACCGAACACTGGCAAACCCATCATCCAGTTCGCCAGCAAACCACAATCGAGGCCTCAGCCCATGCCTAGAAAAGAGCCGGAGGATGCCAAGGCAGTCACTGCCGCCGATATCGAGCGCTCCATCCAGGCCTTGAACAAGATGGCCGAGCGCCTCTGGGGTCAGGGTCGGGAAACCGAGGCACAAGCCTTGCTCAATGCCCTGGACGCACTCAACCGAGCGCTGGACCGAATCAGGATTGGCGAAAACCGGCGCATTGCCACCCTCCACTAGTCTGCGTGATCCAGCCGTAACAAGTGCCAAGTCATGGACGTGGCAGGAGTAGTTGCCACCCGTGCGCCCTCCCCCCATCGAGCCGATAACCTAGCAAGCCAGGCCGAACCCGCTCATCAATCCGGGCACCAAGCCCCAGATTGGAACCCGGTCACAGCTACCACTTGGGAACCCAATCAACCGCGCAGAAAAATTGAATTCCACGAACGCGGATTCAGTCCACAACTATGAACACAGTAAATCTGACGAGGTAACAGCAATGACTATCGAAGCAGAGACACTTGTTGAATTGACTGAAGCCCTGCAGGACAAAGGCATGATCCTGCTTACGGATGTGACCTTCATTCGTGCGCCATACCGGAATAATCATCGTTGGGTGTGCAGCGTGAAATGACGGCCACTACAACAGCCATGACCACACCGAACATCCAATGAATGCCAGCCTGGTATAGGAATGGGAGGAGAAAGGGGGTACCGACCTGTGACAAAGAGCTGTTTGCGTCTCTATCTAAATGCTTAACGGAACGATGAGAAAACCACTGGGGCACGAAATTCAACTACCGCCAGCGCGATCAGTTTGCGCCGCCTCTAAACGAAAAAAGAGATCAAGCCGCTAAGTGCTTGATCTCTTTTAGGAATATGGTCGGGACGGAGTGATTCGAACACTCGACCCCTAACACCCCATGCTGGCAGAAACCATAAAAAGCTTTAAACATCAGCACATTACGTAGGCGCCCACTGCAATCGACGCCTAACGATGCTCAACATGGTTTCACCTATCCCCGCAAAAGTCCCTACAGACTTTCGCCCAGAAAGTCCCTTGCCTCCGGCGTTCTGCCAAATACGAACCACTTTAAACACCCAAAAAAAAGCCTGCACGCGGCAGTCCTGATCAATCAGTATTGGCTGAGCGCTTGTGAAGCCTTCATTCCAATTCTGACGGATCATAAGACCTGTATAGCCAAGATGGTTTTTTGCCTTTGTCTTCGCCAGTTTTCCTGGCGCGGACAAAGATATACTGCCCTAGATCGTGCTCGCGATACTTGATCAACTGCCCGAATTTTTTTGGGTCAAGATATGAACTTGTAGCGTTGTCGTGCACATCAGCTGTAAAGATTTCATCGACTGTAAACCCGAGATAGCTCAGCAACTCAAAGAGTTCGTGCTTATTGTACTCGCGATTATGGCGACCATACGGCCCGTATCCGCTGTAAGGGTCGTAAATGTTGGCGCCGACAATCATTCTGGCGACGTTTTCTAGTCGGTTCACATTGGGTGTAGTTAGCACCAGGGTGCCATTATCTCGTAAAACTCGTTTTATCTGCCGAAGAACTGCACATGGATCGTTTAATAAATGTTCAATTATTTCACAGAAAAGGACAATATCTAGAGACTCAGAATCAAAAGGAAAATCATCTTCTTCAATATTGAAATGTGAATAAGCTAAATCAATATGCGTTTTATTTTCAGGCGCTCGAAACTCATTCATATATACGCGCTGGTGTGCTTCACCTTTAGGGATATGGTCGCCAAAATAATTTCCCAAGCGCCAGTCTATGGATGTGAAATTTTTAAGCAGCATCGTCGCAAAATACGGATTACCACCCAGCTCAAGACCAGTCATTTCTCCGGGGTAATCGGCAGCGGCTCGCTGAACCAGTCCAAAGGTCTGTACGAAACGCTCAAAATCTTGGGTGCAATAATCAACTATCGAGTCAGGCGCACCGGCAACGCGTACGGATGTGATCCAATCGAACAGCTCTTTCCTTGACACCCCCTCAGGCAGAGGAAGCGGGGGGCGGAGCGGAAAGGACTCTAGCGTATGCTCCGGGCTTCCTGCAGAATCTGATCGCGATCTAAAAAACATTGAGGTCCCTCACTGATTGGCGGCGCAGCGAATATATGCCCTGATCGGGCGATTCGTCCAGCAATCCAAGCGTGGCCGACCATCTTAATCCAGAAGAATCATTAAATTTTCTGCGAGGAAATCACTGATTTTCGACTTGAGAGAGCGCCAGGTTTTCATCCGGCGCCTATCGAGCAAGTTTTTGATCAGTAAGTCATTTCGGCATTCCAAAAAATCTGAATAGAGCTGTTAGCGTAGATCGCGCCGGCTGCGTCTCTGATTTTCAGCGTAAAGTTTGTGCCATCAATAGTATCAACCTTCACCGTCAAGCCAAGATCGGGCCCTTTAAGCTGAGCAAATACAATAGTTGGCGTTGCCTTGGCATTGTGTGGAACAACAAGCTGCCCGCTTGCATTAGTAGTGCCCGAGAAAACCCCGGAACTGAGCGGGGAATTGATACTCCAAGCACCGCCAAATAGCGTGCCAACACTTCCTGAAAGATCCATCCTTGAGCTATTATTCAAGTAGTTAGTGGCCGCAACGTCAATTGCAAAGAAACTGGCTCCTGATTGATTCCAGTTTCTGGGCCTGAAATTGACCATATTTACCTGATTGTTGGTGCCCTCAATACGTAAAGAATTAAGCTGAGTGTCAGAGCAAAGCATGTTAGAAATCTCTATGTGCGAGCCGTTCCCCTGAATAAAAATACCCATTGAGTTTGGCTGACCAGCCTCCCCTTGGGTTACACCGTTAGTTATTTTAAGTGTCGCACCATTTGTTACAGACGAGTCTATATAGATACCATATTGGCCGGCGTCAAAATCGAAATCGGAAAGCCTTAGCTTGCCTACCGACCCTGCGGCAGCCTGTGAAATTCTAAGTCCGGTGTACGCCCAGAGTGAGAAGACTCCACTTATAATAGGGTTGTCAGTTTTAGTAAGAAACAAAAAAGATAGATTCGAAAGTATGTAACTTTTGACAGAGGTATGCGTGGACCAAAACGGCCAGCAGTGAACATTATTCACTCTCAATGTGTCCGCGCAAAGCTCGGTACGTATTCCATTTTTAAGAGGCTGCATCTTGATATCTGCCAAGGTACACCGACCATTCAGCCAAAAACCATTAGTTGGATTCCAAAGCACTAGATCTTTAAATGTGTAATCGCCATTTACCGAGGTGCACTTAAAGTCATAGTCGTGGGCTGTAGAAATCCAACCCGCACCCGGCACAGCATGATCACGGTATGTGCCAAACCCTCGAAAGTCCAAGCCAGTTAACTCACCAGCTGGGAGGAGGAAATTGAACCCTATTCCCGTATGTGCGATATGGAACCATGCCCCAGGACCGCGAACACTTTGATTTGCGACAGTTGTCGCGTTGTATAGCTCAACACCAACCCCGTCAAGCTTGCATGATTTAGCAACAACAATCGGAGCTGTAAGCCTCCATGCAACCGGTGGTTTCTCGACCACCCCCTTACGGCCAGACCCAGGAAGTGCGTTAATCATTGCCTGTACTGATGCAGTGTCATCGTCCGTGTCAGTTCCACGACCGCCAAACGTTGCCGGGGTGATCGTGTTGTTGCGCGAACGAATCCAGCAGCCAAAGGCCGCCGGCAAGGTTTCCCCTGCCCCGGCAAGAAACGCAGATAGAGTTGCCTGGCTCCCACTCCACGGTATCACTGTCCCGCCATTGTGCGCAGTCTTCGGCCTCAAGGCATCCCAAATATAATCCCCACCACCCACCCATCCATCCATCCATCCATCATGGTAAGCGGTAACGCTGATCATTTCCTTGTTGATCTGGACATCCTTGCCGACAAGGGCCGAGATGCTGGAGAACGTGCGTCGAATCCCTTTCTGAACGGATGTCACGTCGCCATCAGCAGTCACGTAAACGACATTCGAAGCATTGTTTATGGACCCTTGGCCCGTCTGCAAAATCCCCGTGACGTAGACTTCTACAGAGTGCTTGGTGGCCGCATCCTGTGGTGCAGTGGGGTCGGCTAAATCCCTGATCCCGTTGCCCTTCGCTCGGTACCAACCAGCTCCGTCGACGTCGAAAAATCCGAGGGTGAGCGACCTAGTGGAAAACCGGTACAACTGTTTGAGTGCCTGCCAGATCCGATCAAAATCGCGGTTCACCGTACTGGCAAGAAAGTCACCATTCTCCTGATAGTCGTTCAGGCGCTCAAACGGAACGTCGAGCTGAAACAGGATCTGTGCAAGATTGGTCGGCGGCAGGGTGAAGGTCACCGTGCTGGTTGGATTTCCTACGCCTGACTGCGTGTATCCGGAAGTAAGCAGTACCCCGTCAACATAAACCGCTAGGTCTGATGCCTGGATAACGAGGAACGGAACAGCAAACACGGTGGTTGCCCCGTTCCCAAGATAACGTTTTTCGGTTGGTCCTGCTGGAACTGCCATGGTCGCCCCCTGGTGCTGGCGGGCTAGTAGTCGACTTGCACTTCGTGCACGCCCGCGTTGGTGCGCCAATCGTCCCGCCGGGCCTCTGTCGGTTTCCCGACTATTCGGCCAATGCGCACGGGGGTTTGGGCAATGGCGCCGGAGCCAGAGTCGAAATAATCATCGTCTTGATCGGTCAGGGCAGGATTGAAATCGCGCATCTGGTCCCATAGCGGGCCGCGTAGCACATCGACGTGGGCCCAGAGGAAGCGGGCCGACAGCGGCGATTCCAGGGCATCCAGGATGAGTTTCTGTTTGTTGGTGCTGCTGTGCTCTTCCCCTACCCCACAGCCCGTGCCTTTCAGAGCCTGGCGCAAGATGTTCGGCACAAAGCCGCCCAGCCCGTTGGCTTCCACCACCCTGGGGATCTGGTACTTGATGACCAGCTCGCGAACCTGCTGTACCTGGCCGCCGGTGATCTTGCCGGAACGCTCGTCGAACTCGGCCAGCTCCCCTTCCAGCGCCTTGCATACCTGCCAGTACAGTTGCCCGCGGTCATCGGTCAGGATCAGTGAGAAGGCCGAGGCGTCGGACTTCACCTTGCCAAGCGAACAATCCCAGTACGCGGCGGCACCCACGATCTGGATCGGGCCCAGGTACATGGCAGCGGCATATTCGCCCGGCGGATCTCCGGCGCCAGGTCGTAGGGAATCATGCGGGCCTGGTCGAGACGTACCTCGGTTACCGGCTTGCTGTGCAGTTGGTACTGGCTGTCCCATTCGTTGATGGTACGAGTTTCGCGGCGCCGGCGTTCAAGCTCCGCCATATCGAACCGCTTTGGCCATGCACGGCCGGCGTAACAGTCGACCAACGTTCCTGGCGGCTCGAAGAACTCAATGCCACCCTCGACCAGGCGATAGTCCTTGCCCTCTACCAAGACCCTGGACAACTTGCCGATACCGGAGAACACAACGTCAGGTATGAATGGGATGCTGTAGGCAGTCCTGTCTGCCGTCTCAATCCGGTGCTCATGGGCGAACATGCGGATGGTCAAACAGTCCGCACCCATGGCCTCCAGTTCGTCGTACAGGCTGTCATGCGTGTGCGGGGTGCCGATGAACAGCTTGCTGCCGCCTGGCACCAGAATGTGCGTCTGCTCGCCCAAACGATACCGCAGCTTTTCCCGCGCCTCGGGCGTTTGAATATTGCGCGGCACCTCAACGTCATCGTTTTGGCACTCGTCGGCCCGGGCGGAAGTGACGTTCGACAAGATGCCCTTGGCGAACATCGAGGCGTTCCGGAAGTCAGCAGCACCCTCAACCCACCACTGTTCAACCGTGCTCTGGTTTGGCGGTAGCAAGTGACGAGGCAGCGGTGGTTGCGGATGACGTTCTGGGTGTCACGGCTAGTCTTGTAGGCCGTGCCGTCTGCCTCAGACTGGGGCAGGATGCGAAATGTTGGATCGCGGTAATACCGCCAGGCGTTATAGATCGCGAGGATGGTGGACTTGCCGAAGCCCCGGAAACAACGCAGAACGGCCCAGAGGCCCCTTGACCTCCAGCCACATCAGCGCCTGGACGTGAATATCCGGCACCTCCCACCGCATCCGCTTTGCCCAAATCAGGAAGAAGACCAGCAGGCTGACTTTCTTTTCGGAATCAGTGGACATTCCCGCTCTTTTGCATCCGCTCGATGATGGCTTGGGCCTCGCGCTCAGCAGCGGCCAGCTCGCCGTCCAGCTCGTCGATGGCTGCACCAGCGTCTGGCGAGGGCTTCTGCCGGTTCAGGATGTCCGCAATGTTCACAGTCTTGAGCAGAGGGTCTTGCGCCCCGCCTCATCAGGGCAATGAAGGCTCCCGCATACCTAGGTATGTGCAGAGAAGAATTCAAGAACACCGTCAGGCCGCACCTGACTGAAATCCGCATTGGAAAACAGGGTGTTGCATTCGACCGCAAAGAGCTCGACGCCTGGGCAGATGCCTACATCCAGTCAGTCGCAATTGAAAAAGCGAGCAATGAGGACAACAATCCGCCCCGCAGTGGGCGCCAAGGAGTTAAGACATGGCGCGAAAAACGATCTCAGGCCTCTACCAGAGGAACGGGATTTGGCACATTGACAAAGTCGTCAGAGGTAGCCGACTTCAGGAAAGCACTGGAGCAAGCGAAAGGGAGGAAGCGGAGCAGTACCTGATCCACCGGCTGGAGAAGCTTCGGCAGGAAAAGGTTTACGGCGTTCGACAGGTCAGAACATGGCGTGAAGCAGCCACCCGCTTTCTGGTGGAGTTCAAGGACCAGCCATCAATCGGGCTATCCGCGTCGCATCTTGAGCAGCTTGACCCCTACATCGGCGATCTGCCGATCACGCACATCGATGACGGAACCCTGGCGCCGTTTGTGCGTGACCGCCAGAAGCCGACCAAGACGGCGCAGGGAAAGGTTAAGCCGGGCGTATCGAACAGGACGGTGAACATCGCCCTGCAACGAGTCGTCAGAATCTTGAACCTTTGCCATCGCAAGTGGCGGGATGCAGAAAAGCGGCCGTGGCTTGATAGCGTGCCGATGATATCGATGATGGAGGAAAAGAAGTCCAGCCGGAAACCTTACCCGCTGTCCTGGGAAGAGCAATCCATGCTGTTTGCCGAACTGCCGGATCACCTGTTGAGGATGGCCCTCTACAAGGTCAATACCGGATGCCGGCAACAGGAGGTTTGCAAGTTGCGGTGGGATTGGGAGATACGGGTGCCTGAGCTCAGTACCAGCGTGTTTCTGATACCGGCCGGGTTTGGTGGACGAAGCGCCAAGGCTGGAGTGAAGAACGGCGATGAACGCCTGGTGATTCTGAACAAAGTAGCGATGTCCATCATTGATGGTCAGCGCGGCCTACATAGGGAGCTGGTGTTCCCCTATGGACAGCCAGATCAATTCGGGCCCACGGCCATGCATCGGATGAATGATTCAGCATGGAAGAAAGCCAGAGTGCGCGCAGCCGACAAGTGGGAGAAGGACCACCGGACACCCGCGCACCCCGGGTTCAGATCGATCAGGATTCACGACTTAAAGCACACCTTTGGCAGAAGGCTACGTGCAGCAAGCGTGACAGAAGAAGATCGGAAGGCATTGTTGGGACATAAGAACGGCAGCATTACGAGCCACTATTCTACCCCGGAGCTGCAGCATCTGATTGAGGCAGCGAACAAAGTATCAGCGACCGATTCGCGAGGGCCGGCACTGACCATCTTGAGGAGGAAAACGGGTTGA